AGCACCACGCCTTGAGGTGTTGAGCCTTCCAAGTATACCACTCTTCCCTGTGAGTCCATTGCTTGAAGTTCGGAACAGGAATCTTCAGCATTTCCTCGACAAGTAACAACGCCTCTTCTGGCTTTTTATTGTCGAGTAATGTTGATGCTTCCAATCCGTATGCTTCCCGCCTGTTCGGGTCTAATGCCCTCGCCTGTCTTACAAGACGCAATGCCGTCTCCTCTGTTGTTAGCATCGAGCAATTCATGAGTGTCTCATATTTGTGAACGCCATCCAAATCGGTCATTGCTAATGCTTCTGAGCCATACTTTGCAGATTCAGCGTGATTTGCTGTGATGTAGTTCTCATAATGCAGATAAAATTTATAGTGCGATGACATTTTGTCATTGTGCATAAGAATTCGCTTGTTCCTTTCATTGCTTGCGCGAACCCCGATTGGCGGTTGATGAACGATTTCAAGGTCGCGCCTCATGTATAACTTAACGTCATTTGTCGGTTGGACATTTTCGTGAATAGGCCGATACCACCATCCTGTCTTGTAACGGAAAAAACGCTCTCTTGGGGCACGCTTGTTTTGTTCGGCAATAACATAATCTGTCAGAATCCATTGAAAATCTGACGGGCAATCTTGTAATGCTTTTAGGTGAGGTTCTGCCATCTCTGGCATAAGAACATCGTCGCAGTCCGCCCACATTGCCCATCCATCGCATCCTGCGAGTTCATACGCTTGAGAGAATGCTTGATTCCTTGCTCTCCCGAAATCATCTAAGTGCGGCCAATCTGCAACGAGTGGCGAATTGAAGTATTCTCCCACATGACACCCAAGTTTTTTTGAAATGCTTAAAGTCTTATCCGGTTCAAGTGAACCGATCGCACGGACAATTACAATTTCGTCGCAAATTTGCTTAAGCGATCTTACGCATCTTTCAATCCGTGGTTCTTCATTTCCGCAAATCAATCCCGCGACCAACTTATTTTTTCTTTTCATATCTGTTTTGGGTTTTATGTCAAAATACAAAATCCCGCTCCGTATGGAGCGGGATTGTATGAACTACACCCAAAACAAACATTATGGAAGCTGAATCTTAAGCAAATCCTGTTGTGATTCGGATGATGCTCGATCCATCAATGACTTTCTCAGCCGAGTTTTGACGAACACGAAGAACGTCAGCGCGGCGTGCCTCATCGCGGTAGGTTTCAGATACAAATGGGACAGGAGAATCTTGCGCCCAGATGATCGTGCGACCAAATCCACCACCAGCAAAGTCACCGCCAACGGTGTTACAAAGCGCAAGGTAGGTGTTCGACCAGAGGAATCCACCAGCGTAGGGCTGTCCTTTTTTGGCGGTGTTTTTTGCACCACGGCCAACAAGAACGCGATCCACTCCAACAGCGGCAGCAACCTCGGCTTCACTAAGAAGTCGGCTCTGATTGCTTGGCACAACACCGAAGAATTGGTTTTGCACAAGAGCGGAACGGCGAATGCGCTCAAACACAGGTTGCGACATAACGAGCGTGTTAGGAAGCACGCCATACTTGGCAAGCTCAAGTTTAGCAGCGGCAACATCGCCAGGGACATTGAAACTTGTTATGTTTGCTTCAGTATATGCAGCGGTTGCCGAAATGGCAGTCAGACCATTTGCTGCAAACGTAGCGGTAGCAACGCGAGCTTCATGGCTGATTTGAATCTGGCGCAGGAGCATCGCGGCAATATTAACCTCAGTATCGAAAAAACGATCAAGGTCGCGGCGATTGGAGTCTGGAAGAACCTCTTCAAGACCGTATTCAATCGCGTCGTATGTATCGCTTGAAAAGCGACGGCTCGTGCGAGCGTAGCCAGAGCCAGCGGCAACCTTCAATGCGTCATCGTTGAGCATTTCAGCATCGCCAAGGTTCAACTTGAGATATGCACCAGAGCGAACGTCTGCACTATAAATTGGCATAACTTCCGTGCCAATGAAAAGGTTGTTATTGTTGCTGAGTCCCTCAAAGACTGCTTGAGCAATGTCAGCGCGAATGGTTGTGTATGATAGAGCCATAAGATTAAAAGGTTACTGATTGAATTTTGGGACGTATTCGATGACATCGCTTGCAACGCCGCTGTTTATAGCAACGCCCAAGGTAACGGTGCTTGCATTAGCGTATGTGCCAACAAGACCGCCGCCAGTTACAGCGTAAACGGTATTTCCAGCAGTTACGGTTGCTCCAGCGGTCACAATTCCAAATTGTGATGCGAAGAACAATTTCACGCTGCCCTGATCATTAGCGGCAACGTCATCTTGAAGCACTCCGATTGCGGACGCTCCTGTTGCCGCAATTTGAGCGGCGTTATCCCCGCTGATTGCAACGAGGCTGTTTGCTGTTACGGCTGAAGCGAAGTTGAAACTCCGAAAGCCATTGTCATTTTGTGTTGCCATAAATTAAAATTTAGAAATTGAGTTCGTTATTATCGCGTGCGGCGATATATTCAGTTGGATGGTTTGCAATAGCAAACTTGATTGCTGCGGTGCGGCTACCAAGTTCTTTTGTTTTTTCAACAATCAAACCTTTGAGGGAAAAATCAGATTTTTGTTTTTCCCCAACAGCAACCGATGCCTTAACTGGCATTGCACCAAAATTAGAAATGATGCGATCAAGTTTTGCTTCCAATTTTTCAGCAACTCCCATTTCATCCATTTTTTCGTCTTTCATTGGAGCGGCAGGAATCATTGATTCCATTTGGGTCTTGCAGGAAAGCATCATTTCCTCCAATGCGTCCATACGCTTTGCAAGTTCAACGATTGTTACTCCCTCTTCGGAATCGGGCATTTCTGGTGTATCGGTTGTTTCAGCCATTTGTTTGGAAAAATTGTCAACTGGCTTTGCCATAAAACTAAAAAGTCCAGTTGCGTTTGCCGCTGGTGTTTGAACTAAATCTGCGGAATAAAGTTCTTCGCAGCTTGCAAAATATATCCCATTTGATTCGCGTGTTGGACCGCTGAAAGAAATTGAAATTCCAAATGTATCTGGCAGTTTTGTTGAAATCTCCAAGACATATTCTTTCATATCTGACGATTCAAGAAGGTTCAAATCAGCCAGCAACTTATCTCCTTCGATTCGGAAATTTGTGCAATAGCCAACGATGTCTTTTATTCCTGCTCCGTGGTCTAAATTAACCTTGACTCCACCACGATATGACTCAGCACAGGCCTTTACCTCAAGCAATGTTTGACTATCAACATAAACTCCATGTCCCTTAGCCTCACCGATAGAAATTACAGATACGCCTTCAATTACATTCATGCTACGGCATGAATGTCAAAATTATTTCTGGTTTTGCATTTTTTCTGCTCTTGCTCTAGCCCAAGTTTGTCCGGCATCGCCGCCCCATAATGCCCAAGCAATACGACCATTTGATGGAAATCCGTCTTCGTTTGGCGTAAATCCTTTTCCTTTTTTATCTACTTCATGACGTGAAAAAAAAGAGTGCATCCTTTTTACGGTGTCATCAGAAAGGTTTTTCCCATTTGAAATGTCTCTTGCTCTAGCAACTCCAATTAAAGTGCCGCCTCTCCCGAATTTTCTACGCCACTCAAGTCCTTTTTTTGCTTCAGAAATCATACCCGCAGTTGGCTTATTTTCATCGGCAAATGAAGCCGTTGTTGGAAGTTCTGGCGATGTGGGTTCAACTGCTGTTTTTATGAAGGCATCAATAGCTGCATCATCCAATCCGAACACGGACTTCATCAAAACTCCCGCTTGTGCTGCCGTTAACTGACCGCTCGACATAGCAGAAATTAACAAGATCAACGATTGCGTGCCGCCAATTCCAATTGTTTCGATCAATGGCGCAACCTTATTATCATCGAAGGAATCAATTACGGTAACAGGGACTGAATCAGAAATTCTAATTGGTTGGAGGCCAAATTCTTGCCCCAAATCTTTGATGATTGAAGCCTCTTTTGCTCTTGCTCTCAATGCCTCTTCATAATCTTCGCCAGAGTCGGCATAAATTTGTGATGCGGTTTTCAATCCTGCTTTCCAAAGAGCAATATCCGCGCTTGCTTCACGGCCATAATCAATACTGACTTTTGCAGGCCAGCACCACTTTCCATCAAGAACATATTCAGAGTCTGGAAGCAACCCGCGAGAAACCGCATCCAGTATGACAATATTTTTAATTCTATTGAGAAATTGGCTTTCTAACAATCCTCTCCAACGAAGGAATGTTCTTTCAGCCATTGCTGCCTCCATACGAGCCATGGGGCCACTTTTATCAGCATCGTAAGCAAACCCATAAGGAAGGCCAACGGCCATACAAATATGAGCTTGGATCAATCTGATAAATTCACCGAATGCGCCAGTCGGTCTATCAGACTTGAACATTTCCATTTTTTCACCAGCGGAAAGATAATTTACCGAAGCGGGATCAACGCTCTGTAATCTGGTAACTTCACCTTGGTCATTTGGAGCAGATCGAGAGAAATAATCCGATGGATCAGCCGCACCTAGTTCAGTGGTAATAACTGCGCTTTGATATGAAGCGTATTTTATTGCTGTTACCTCAGCTTTTATTGCTTCTTGTAAATCCCTTGTTGCATTTAGTGCTGTTGCGAATGCCGACCTTCCACGATATTCATCAAGCCGTGTGGCATCAAAAATATGAATGAACTCTTTTGCTAAAATATCTGTTGGAGAAGTGTATTGATTGTTGATTGTCCTCTGGAAAACCGTGTAAGAAACAGGTCTTCCATATTCATCAACATTTATTCCTCCAATATATTTATCTGTGTCGGTTCTATCATATGGCGATCCAATCCGATCCGCTTCAACAGATTGCAATTTCAAACCTTCTCCATCACGAACAATAATGAACCCACAATCGCCATCTCTTAGCGTTGCGATTGTCGCAAGTTGTAACAAAGTGGTAAAATCATGCCTTCTCAAAAAATCGCATTCTTTGCACCATTTCTCCCAATAGGATTCGATTTGTGAATCAACTACCTTATCTCCTGTCCTTGCTTGGTATCCAATTCTTCCAGCAACATACGTGGAAAATTTTAGCAAAAGTGATCGAACAGGAGAAAAGTTGTCCGCAAGGTCTCTAGCGGCACGAATAAGAGCATACCTCTCTCTAGTTCCAGAGGTATCCTCCGCGCCAGAAATATTTCTTGCGATACCTCGTTTATCACTTATGAGTGCAGAATCAAACCTTCCAAAATCACGGAGCTTTGATTGTTCCACCATTCTTTTGAGTGCCAACTTGGGCGAAATAAAAGAAATTGCTGTTGTGATAAAGTCTTTTTGCATTATGGGCGTTGTGTGGGAAAGGTTGGAACAAATCTTTTTACACGATTGCCAGAAAGATTGTCAATCGCGGCTTGAAGTTCTTTGATTGTTTGAGAAACCTCAGCCAAGTTTGCTCTTGTGAAGCTGCGCCCCGCTATGCTATAAGATGCTCCCGCAATTGCGATTGCCTTGAGGCAAGCGGTAAAATCCGTTTGCAATTCTTGCAAAGTAGCAAGAGGCAATCCAAAGAATGATTTCTGTAATCCCATTTATTTGTCGCTTATGTCAATTCTGATATTTTATTGCGTCTCTGCATTGTCTGGATAACAAGCAGTCTTCAGTCCAGTAATCGCAAACTGCGTTCATCGCGTCAAGCATTTTATAGCTTCGATTCAACTCATCAACAATATGTTTACTTCGTGATTTTTCACCACGAACAGAATCAATCTTTTGCCAAAACGATTCCGATGCTGAAATGGATTTGCTGATTTTTTGCCTTCCATTGCCAGAACCTTTTTTCCTGCCTGACCCGATCCGTTTACCGCCTCGTTTTTCGTTCATTTTGTTTTCTTCAACAATTCATCCCGCTCTTGCTTGTATCGACCGCACATTGCCGCCCACTCGTCGCGCTCTTTCTCCAGTTTGCGGCAAAAAGCTAAAACTTCGGTGCTCCACGCCCCCCTTTTAAGGAAGAAAGTATCCGCCTCTGGTGTAGGTCGGGCAGGAGAGGAGAAAAACTCCGCAACTTCATTGTCGTGGCCTTTTATTATTTCAATTTTCATTTTGATTCCTCCAAAGATTTTGCATTTTGAATCGCAGATGTTGCTTGGCGCATAGCATCCAGCGACCACTCTTCACCTGACTGGCCGAGGCCGTAGGCAACAAGACCGACCAAAATGCGTAACAATTCCCTCGCCTCGTCGCGCTCGCGCTCTAAATCAGTTAAGTCAGATAACGCAGAATTTCGGGCGATTAATGTTCGGTCTATTATTCCTCGGCATACTTCGATTTGCTCCCGAGCCTCGTCACGCTCTTGTTTTAGTTTTTGATTTTCAAGAACCAATTCAGTAATTGTTACTTGCTGTGCTATTTTTATGTCCATTTCATTTCCTCCTGTGCTTTTTCATTTTTGTTGTGCTTTGCTTTCAATTTTTTTGCTCTCCACTTCATAACATCTTCACGAATCAATTCATCTGTATGTGGATGATAAATATACTTACTCCCATTGAAATTTATGCCTCCATAATATCGCGCAATGGAAAATTGCGTTTGCGTAACATTTGTTATCCCGAATGGTGATTTTCGGTGCAGTGGACAATCATCCAAATCTTTCAAGATGCTAAATTTTTTCAAGTTATCCTGCGTTTTTGACGCATTATTTAAGTCATTTTGTTCCATAATGTGCAATTTTTCTGTTTATTCGTTGTCTGCGACTGATCGTTTGAGGTTAAAAATGCCCTCTAAATCTGGCTCGTTCTGCATAATCAACCGAGCATAAAATGCCCGATACGAATTAGACAGCTTGTAATCATCCTCGCTGTCTGTTGCCAAATAGTATTCCCACCGGAGAACCTCGTAAAGCATTCCAATCCCTGTTTGTGCGCTCTTATTCTTGGTTCTAAACCTCCGCGCCAAAGTAACAAGCGCGGCATACACATGAGGATTGGAAGCGTGGAAGACTTCAAATTTGATCGCAAGTTTCGTCTTCTCGTAAAACTCAAATTCAAATTGATCTTTCATTTTGTTTTTTTGTTGAACCAGTTTTGGAAGTGGCCAAAGTCGCGGGGTTGAGTGACATTTTTATTCTGGTTGCAAACATCGCACTTGCCGAAGTGCCATGTTGCAATCCGTTCTTTTTTTGTGCCGTGCTTTGTGCCGCATTCCCAACATGACCATTGAGGATAATTTTTCATATTTAGTCGCTCCAGCAGGTAAAGTCGCCATCGTAAGTGAATGGGTTTTGTGCGGTCTCGGCAACTGACATGGATTGCCCCCCGAATCCATGCGCCGATGCGATTCTCGATACTATCTCCGTAGAAATATATTGCCCTGAAGTTATTTTGAACTTCCCCCACTCTTTTGTTCCTGCGGAGTTGCGGTTGATTTCGCCAGTTATGACGATCGTATTATTTATTTTCATTTTATTATTTATTGGTGTTCTGGGGAGAACAAATTGGTTAGGCGTTGATAAATTTATTATTTAAAATTTCAAACCCTGCATCAATTGCCGCATCTGCTGATCGTGTCTTACCTTGCAATCCGCTTTCTTTTGGGAAACTCCAAGAGATGGTATTTGCTCCGTTGCCTTCCTTGTTTTCTTGTGCTGCCCAAATGCAAAATTCTTTGCCGTATTTAGAAATCGCTGCGATGGTTTTTTTGCTGAATGTTGTCATTTTATTTTCTATTTTGAGGTTATCAGGGGAGAACTTGGAACCATCCTTTGAAATGAGAAGCGGCTTGCTTTTTGGCTTTGGCATATTTACCAGTGACAAACATAATTTCGTCGAGGTTACCGAAAGCCCACGCTCCATATCCGCGAGGCTTTTTTCCGTGGGAGATTTCGTATTGGCGAGTTGAGCATTTCATATATTTTTTATTTTCTATTTTTAGGTTTGTATCGAGGAGACTTTTTCTCTTTCGATGGAATAAGAATCTTACAAACAACAGATTGTGTAAACAACAATTTGCGATTTTGTTTTCCTACGTTTCCGCGCCTATTGGTAAAACTCCCGAAAGCATAGCCGATGCAATAGCAATACATTCACAATCCCACAAGTGGTTAGGTCTGCCGCCAATCCTTACCCACCTTTGTTGAACTTGCTTTGTTTTTCCGTGAATAACATCTTTCTTCATTTCGGATAACATTTGCTTCCTATAATCATCTGAAACATCCCGCGCAACCTCCCATTTCGGTATTGCGTCCTCTTGTCGCAAAGAAGCAAGCTTGTCTTTAATGCCTTCATTTGAGTAAAAGAAATATGCGCACTTCAAACCATGTGAACCCGCTTGTGCGCCTTCGATTTTTGAAACAAATCGGATATACCGCTTCCCATTTTCAACATGGTAAAACTTTTCTTGCCCCGATCCGTGCGAGGCTGTCCATCCTCTCCTTGCGCATTTTTCATAAACCAGCGGCGTATCATAACCCGCATCAACAACAACGCATCGTGGGATAACATTAAATTGTTGTTGAATCGCATCTAAGGTTTCCCATGTCAAAGGACGCGATTCGTGTAAAAGCATGGAAGATCCATCGGTCCTAAATGCTCTAACGACACACCAAAAATGGTCTCTCTGTTTATCCACGCACATGAATCTACGATGCTCACCATCTATTTTTTGACCTTCAAGATATTCCGTTTTTGAATAATCAGCCGTGGTTATGTCGGGAAGATTGCTAACAACTTCATCCTGCCACGTTTGCGCTTTCCTTTTTTGAATGAATTGTTTTAAAGGCTCCAAATTGCCACTGCTTTTAGCTTCGTTCGCCTCAATCCATTCTTTAACAATATTGAACCAAGGAATCCACCAAACGGCATAAGCGGGATATTCAAAAGACCTATGCCCACGGACAGGGTGAGGATTCATTGCCCTATATGATGAAGAATTAGCAAGATTCCGCCTTGTTACCGAACTATCGTGATATTTTACCTCACAATGCTCGCATTTCATCCTTATGGAATCTTGAACTTTGTCCCAAAGGATGCTGCCTTTTTCATCCCTTTCAACATTATATTCGATATGATCGAACAAATACCTTTGCCAGTTACCGCAATGTGAGCAAGTCCATCCCCATGCTTCCCTAGTTCCGCTTTCCCACTCCAAATCTGCTTCATGTCCAGCATCCCAACCTTGAGAAACAAGGAGTGTTTTTCTATTCCAACGGTCGTGATGACGAGCCTTCAACTCCTTGATCATTCCATTTTTCCACCTCCAAACCTCATCGCCGATGCAATATCGCATAGATTTTTCTTGGAGATTTGTCATGTTTGCCCCGCCGGCAAACAAAACCATGTGAGGAAAAAGAATTGTTGTTTTTCTTAGTGCGTGACGATCTTCGGGAAACAAATCTTTGACAGGTGGGCATTCATTAAAAATGGGAAGCAATCTGGATTCTGTCCAATCCTTAACCATATCATCCGTCTGCCCGATAAACAAGGTGGGGCCAGGTTTTTGCGCAACAATGAAGCACGCCAATGTTTCCATCATTGTTGTTTTACCTCCACCAGTTGGCGCACGTAAAAAAACTTGCGTTGCTTCATCGTCGCTTGCGGCTAAAAGCGGAGCATTAAGCCACGGCGCGATTGAAGGATCAAATTTAGAAGCTCGATCAGAATTGGGAAAACAAACATTATCTGTTGCCCAGTCCAAAATCGTTCCATCAAAGGCGAGTTTTATCCCGCTGTGAGAACCTTGTGCAAGTGGGTTCAAACCTTTTCTAGCTCCGTTCTAATTTCTGCAAGGATCGTTTGGGTTCGTTCGTGAAGTTTTTTCCTCAAGCTCGCCTCATCGAGTCCCGCTAACGCCCCCGACGAATCATTAACGAGAGCGGCGAGTTTTGCGGTGAATATCGCGCCGATTTTAATTCCTGCCTCCCTTACCTCTACATTTTTGATATATTCTCCTCGATCCGCAGCTAAGGCGAACTCGATCCTTTCGCATTCCAATAGAGTCTTCCTTAGTCGCGCATCGTTGAGCGAAGCGGGGGCAGTATCACCGCGCCCATGTTCTTTTAAAAACTCCTTCCTCCACTCTTCGGCATCCTTTACCGAAGTCATGGGCATACCCGCCTTGACCATTTTACAGATGTTAGGCTGAGTCATTCCCCAAAGTTTGGCTAAGCTCCTTTGTGTTAGCTTCTCCTTACTTTCGTCCTGCTCCTCGGCATAGTCTGAAATTATTTGGCTCTCGCGGGATGTTAATGTTTTTCCAGATTTGAGCTTTTGGAGAATGTTTTTAACCTCCGCTTCCCTAACTTTATTTTGTAAATTAGGTTCCTTATTTTTTGACTTTTCCATTTTTGGCATTCTTCATCTCTTCAAAAATAACATTTTCAATTTCAACAACAATATTTTCACGTTGCTGAATTATTTTGTTTTTCCATTCGGATTGGATTGCCAACAATTCTTGATAATTTTTTTCATCATATTTCAAAACATCATCAGAAGTTTTCAAAATGAAAGGCTCATAATTTGTAATCCCCGCAGTTTTGAGAGTATTTATACAAGATTGATCAAACAACAAAACGCACTGGCTTGCCAAACTTTCATAAAACCTGTTTGCTAGGTTATTGAAATGATTGTGTGTAAATGGGTCTTCAATATAAAGCGAATATCTGAAGGCTTGAAGAAGTGGTTTGTGCCACTCGATTTTACCGATCGGCTTGGATTTACAACCTATGTGCAAAAACTTTTTGTGGTTTTTGGAACTTGTTGATAAATACAGATTTTCATTAAAATACTTCCTAAAATAAACCTCGCGGTCTTTCCTATACGTCCCATAATAGATGAGATTATGAGTTTTTTTGCTGACTGGAAGCATTTTAAAAAGTAAAACATTCAAATTGACTGAATATTCCGCATCAAAACACGCAAACTTGACCGCGCCTAGTTCATAGTTGCACAGCAAAAATGCCCTTCTCCGCTTGAAAATAGTATAAGCAAAGGCATTGGGTCGCAAATTGTATTCATTGGTGATCCATCCCCAAGGCGTGTCTATGTTTGCTTCCTCAATTTTTTCTATTTCGTGCAAAAATGGATATTGAGTTGCGTAGCTAACGAAAATGACATCATATTTTTTCTGAAATCTTCGGCTGTTTTCACCAACAAACAACAAATCTACAAGATGCCCTTTTTTTTCCAACTCCGTTTTGATGGAAATTGCATTTCTGACGTGGGCATCAATTGGGTTCTTTGCCCTTGGAACTGTTTCAACGATTAGAACTGAGGCCATTTAGAATCTCCATGAAGGTTTTGTAGGTGGTTTTCTCTGTCGTGATTCCCAGTTTGTTTTTGATGATTTCCTTTTCAGCAATAGAACCACATTTGATGATGAAATTTACAGATTCATCAATCTCATCAATAACATCAATCGGATGCTCAAAGTCGCCAAGCAAGTTTTCAAGCTCATCGCGGCTAAAACCCAATTCCTTGAAATCAAACCCATCTTGAAGGTTTTCAACCTCAATTTTCAAAAGTTCAAAATCCCATGTCGCATTCTGAGCAATTTTGTTGTCCGCAATAATGTAGGCTTTCTTCTGCGATTCGGTCAAATGTTTTAAGCGAATGCAAGGAACTTCCTCAAGTCCCAATTTTTTTGCTGCGAGCAATCTTCCATGCCCAGCAACAAGTCCATTGTCATTGTCCAGCAAAATTGGTTGGTTGAACCCAAATTCCTTGATGGATGACGCAAGTTGTAAAACTTGTTCCTCGGAATGGATTCTTGCATTGTTAACATACGGAATGAGGGAATCCACATTCAGCAATTCAATTTGCGGGCTTGGTGTTTTTGTTGTTTTCATATCGTTTTTGTTAATTTTTTTGATAACTCAAATTTTTGATCTTATTCATAGGAAAAAGAAGAGAGTCTGCTTACC